TATTGGAAATTGTGAATCACAGGAATAGAAATAAGTTAAATTTACCTACATAACGTCACACCAAGAAAGAAGGTGATAAACCTTGCAACACATAAACAGCCTAACCGCTTCAAAAATATTGGAAGATGAAATATTTTGTGAGATATTCGACACAGATGATGAAATATACAAAGCTAGATTATTGCTAACATTAACCGACCGAGCAAAAGAGTTGGGCGTTAAGGCAAAATTTGAAACGATGGTACAAGCGTATAAGAAAGTTAAAGCGAAGTATGACAAAGATAATGCGGTCGCAACTCCACTCAATCAGATGGAATACGATGGAATGACACACTTTAACGGAGATTATCCATCAATGTGTTGCGGAATGTGGCAAGCGGACAATAGTGGCATTAAAATGCTTACGCCATTCGGAGAAAAAACCGCTTGTTCCCATCCGATAATACCAATTCAATTATTGACAAACGCTGAAACTGGATATGTAAAAGTGAAAATCGCATTTTGTCTCAAGCGGAAGTGGAAAGAAATCATTACAGACAAAGAAACCATCTCCGCAGCAAGTAAAATAATCGGATTAGCAAAGTATGGCATTCGAGTTACATCGGAAAACGCCAAAGCATTAGTGCAATACTTATCCGATATTGAAGCGTATAACGAGGAAGTTATCGTCGAGCAAGTGTCAACTTCTAAACTAGGATGGATTAACAGTGTATTTATGCCTTATAACGATGGAGTACTATTCGATGGTGACGAAAACTTCAAGAGTACATTTGAATCCATTACTGAATATGGCGATTATGATACCTGGCTTGAATTAATGCGAAAAGTAAGAAAAGGGAATAGATTTGAACCGAGATTATACTTAGCCGGTGCATTCGCAAGTCCTCTATTATACAAACTCAATGCATTACCATTCATCATCAACCTATTCGGTGAAACTGGAAAAGGTAAAACAGTTGCTTTAATGATTGCAACATCAGTATGGGCGAATCCCGAAGAAGGAAAGTATTTCGTCAAGGCGAATGGAACTGCTGCATCAATAGAAATTAGACTAGATTTCCTTAATCATCTACCACTAATGATTGATGATTTAGCACAAATACAAACTCGCTTAAAAGACGACTTTTCTGAATATGTGTACAACCTATGTAATGGTGGTGGAAAAGATAGAGCAACGCAAAGTTTAGGGCTGCAACGACAACGCCACTGGAAGAACATTATTATTACCAACTCCGAAAGGTCCTTAATCAATGAAACGATGCAAGGTGGGGCAATTAACCGTATTGTAGAGTTTGAAATGGAGGAAGGTTACATATTTAATAACGGAAACGAAGTGGTTGACATTGTGAAAAACAATTATGGCTTTGCCGGAAAGGAATTTATTGGCGTCATTGAAGATATTGGACCAGAAGCCATCAAAGAAATGCAACACGATTTTCTGAAACAGATTCTTGATCGTGCGAAAGAATTAGGCGTGGAAAAGGAAGAAAAGCAGACGCTTCCAATGTCAATACTCTTGACTGCTGATAAATTAGCAACTGATTGAGTAATGAACTTGTAATTTCCACTTTCCGTTGTTGCTAGTAATACGATTGAGAATAACCCTTCAACCGTCAATTGGTTGTCCAACATCTTGCCGACTGTTTTTGCTTTAATCTTGCCATTTTCAGCTTCTTCGGAATGGTGTAAAAAATATACAATCACATCCGCTGGAACTTTCTTAATTACCATATCTATCAGATTTCTAAAATCTAACGCCATATCTGTGAATTTTCCATATCCAGTGTCCTTCGCCTTGTCGAACATTGCGAAGGCTAATAAATATTGGCTGTCGTCTATGACATATTTCTTCAACCCTGGATTAGATAATGTTTTTTCAATTGAAAAATATGTAGCGTTATCCATCTTTGGAATAATTTTTCTAAATGGTAGTGGCTTACCCGCTACATTAAATATTCCTACTTCGGTTGGGTCGAAATTTCTCATTGATGTTGATTTTCCCGAACCGCTTGCGCCTAAAATTAATACTGGTATTCCCATTATTTTTCACTCTCCTTCTCGTATCTCCATATAAATCCTCCAGCAGTTTTTTGTTTTCCCTTACATACTGAAGAAATGTGACTTATAGATAAATCTTTTTCGGCATCAGTAACCTTCGAATAAGTTTTTATGTAGTTTCCGGCATTGTCATATTGAATGACTGGCTTGCTTACTGGAAGTTTTAATTTATTTTTATACGCATGAATTGAATTTTCACTTCGCGTACACCATTCTAAGTTTGAAGCCTTGTTGTCGGTTTTTATTCCATTTTTATGATTAACCATTTCTTTGTTTTTTGTATTTTCAATAAACTCATTAGCCACCAACTTATTTACTCTGTATGTTTTTCTAATATTTTTATTGTACAAATCAACAAGAAAATATCCGTTCGGATTCAGCCGTGATCTCTTGTGGCTATCTTTGTTTTTAACTCTTCCCATATTGCTTATCTGATACAACCCTTCGTATCCAGTTATGTCTCGCCATTCCTCTACTTGATTCGTAATGATTCTCCCCTTTCTTGCAGAATCGCAAACGATAAGACTTGTCCACCATCTAAAGCTAATCTAATCTTGTCACTGTCGGGTGAGATTACAGTTTTGCAATATTCAACTGGCACTTCATCGTAAACATCAAGTGATTGTTTTCCGCCATTCTTTGCAATATTGAAACTGAACAACTCCGTCTTAAATTTAACCTTGCCAGTAGCTTTCATTGCCAATTCTAGCGATTGCTTCATTGATTTGATACTGTTGTCCAGTGCTGATTTTTTAGTGCTTAAACGGTCAATTTCGGCTTTGATTATTGCAATGTTGCCTTCAATTTCTTTGATTACTTTTGCGTATCCGTCAGCTTTGATTTCCACTTCTCCGTCAAGACCTTCTAATGTATCAGCCAATGTTTCAGGATCGTACTCACCCGATTGAATCATTTCAAGTAATTCTTGATATTCTGATGTTAAATCATATAATGTTGCCATTTTGTGAATCCTCCTCGTAATTGTCATATAGTTCCGCATCCCTTAAATCGTCTGCGTGTTCTTCTTCGTATCTAAGTCTTGCGATTCTTTTACGCATTCTTTGCTCTTCATCTTGTCTTATCTCTTCCAGGCATCGTTCATCCATCAATCCACCTCGGAAATAGAATCAATAAGATTACTTGCAACCCCATATTTTCCATATCTTTTACTCATATGTGATTTTAGTGCGGTTTTTAATTCTTTTATTGAGTTTGATTTATCCGGATTAGTTGTATGCATAGTCGCCATAATGCAATTGAACATGCTGTCGTTTGACCAATCATAAATCCTTACTTCATTAACTAATTCATCGCGGTCACCATCATAGAGAGCAGCGTGCTTAATTGAGGTAAATTGAAAATTGTTCAAACATATGTAATTACCATTAATTCCTAATATTTCGCTTGCTTCGTCTTTTAGTTCAACGCTTTCCGCTTTACCAAAATTCAATCTTATTTCTCGTAAATAAATCTTATCTCCAATTTGCATTGCTAATCCTCCTATATTGTGTTAAAATCCCATTAAGTTATTTTCTTATCGGGCCAATTCCTCTGCAAAGGTGTTGGCTTATTTTTCTGCTATGTATTCTTGATTCCAACATTTATCGCAATTATTATCGCAATGCAATTCATTAGCATTCAAAAAATCATAATAATCCGGGCAAAAATGAACTCCTCCATCGTAAGCATCTGATACTTGACTTGGTTCAACTTCTGCAACTTTCTCTTTCAATGTCATTTCATCACCTCCTATTTTTCTGCAACAATCTCAACTTCTCCACCAAACTTATCATTAACTTCTTCCATTGTAACCTTCAACTTTTCCTTGCGCTTCCACACCGACACCATATTCCCACTCAAAAACAATCCATTGACACTTGTCGGATTAAGTCTAAATATTTCAACAATTCTGCCTCTGCCGATAATCGCGAAATCGTCCTCGTCATAGTTTGAAATCAGAACGAATGCGGAGAATCTTGCAAATCCATATTCGAGTTTGAGAAATTTGTCACCGTTCTCTAGTTGGACAATCATTCCGTTTTGTAGTATCTCGGATGGGGACTGTGTTGGTTCTTCGATTAATTCAAATCGCGAATATGAATCGCCAAACCATTTAACTAAATCATTAAAATTTAAAAATTTAGATACGCTTGCCCTAGTAAATTGTGGGAATACAACTCCATTGTCCCATAATGAGTAACCGCCCACAAACTCATATACCCATCCTACTGTTAGTGAACTATCTCTAGTCTTAATACACCTTACTTTAAAATTACCGCCCATAATAACCCTCCATTTTCACTCGACATTCTTCACTGTTATAATACTTGTCCGCTTCGGTTGGTCTAACAAATCCACCCCAGTACATTCCTAATATAATCAATCCTAATATTAGGCACCCAATTGCAACACGCACCAATTCCTTCATATTCCGTCTAAATCTAATTTGTTTCTGTCTTGCCGTCATTTCTCCTCCTTGCCATCTCTGAATAACCATTCAAGTATCACCGCTAATGCGATTATAAGTATCACCGCTTCCATTGGAATTTTAACGAATAGCCATATTAGTAAGACTATTGATATTAATAGTAGTAAATCCATTTTGATACCTCCTATTCCGCTAACTCGAAAACTGTTTGCCAAATGTCTGCATCTCCAAACAAAGCATTAACTCCATCAACTCCACGCAAGGCGATCCACACATCTCCGCTCAAATCCTCCAGTTTTTCATTTACAACTTCAAGTTCATTTCCTATTTCACCAAAACAATTGATACTTTCTTCTCCAATATTCTCCACAACTCTAATTTTAAAATTTCCCATAGATTCCTCCTTTAATAATCTCTTTCCTATCAACCGAACACTCAATATTACTTGTCCTGTCGCATACTCGATACTCTGCGTTCGGATTAGATTTGCAGCTTGTCTTTCTGCATTGAACATTTTTTACTGGATCGCATATGTAATATTTCTTTTCTGTGCTTACAATCTCGCTCATAATTCCCTCCTTCTATAAAATTATTCGTTGCTTATTCGTAACCCTTAGTCTAAAAAAATATCTTCTAACTTCAATTCGGGCAAATGCTTTTTGCGTAACAATTTATTGAACGCATCTAAAATAATAATACACTCGTGTAAATAAAATCTTGTCTTACCACTTTCCTTATTCGCGTAGTTTCCCTTGGTACATCCTAGTAATGTAGCGATATTCTCTTGTTCTAAATCTAGTCTTTCTCTTTGATATTTAAGTTTTAGAAATCTTTTTTTCTTAACTGGCATAAATGTTCTCCTTCCTGGGTATAATGTATAATAGTTACTTTTCCGTAACTTGTATGCTTAGTATAATACCATAATAATATATTGTCAATACTTTTTTGTTGCGTTTAAGTAATTTTTTTAGTAATATAGTAAAGTACAGTAAACAAGCCAATAAGGAGGCTAAAATTGAGTGAATTTGGAAAGAGATTGAAATTATTAAGAGAGCAAAGGGATATTCCTTTATCAAAAGTAGCTACTTCTCTTAAAACTACAAAGGCAACACTATCAAGATATGAAAACGGATTGATGGACCCAAGTCTTGAAGCGGTAATTAAGATTGCGGACTACTTTAATGTTTCACTTGATTGGATAGCTGGCAGAGGTGATATATTGGATGTCGGTAAATACAAAGCCAACGGTTACGCAAAAGTATTAGATAAATTTATCAAGGAGGATATACCACCCGATAGACTTATCAAAATTATTGATATAATGAAAGGATAAAATATGGAAGGACCTATTTACGAACGAAATGACGGAACCTGGGTTAGCGTTATAAATATGCCACGCTTGCCAGGCGAAAAAAGAAATAGAAAGAATATCTATGGAAAGACTGAAGCAGAATCGAAACAAAAAAGAAATAAGATTATATATGAAATGAGTATAGGCGAATATACCGAACCAGTAAAGGATACTTTAATAGGTTTCTTAAATGAATACTGGAGCATCTGTGAGCCACGTTGGGAGGATACAACCTCCGCACTCTATAAAATGTATATTGACGTACATTTAAAGCCTTATTTCTTAAATATGAAGCTTGTAGATGTAAAACCTATAACACTGGACAAGTTCTATAAGTATAAGTTGAATAATGAGGATAAAAGAAAGATAGCTCCATCTGTAAATACTATCAGAAAATATAATACATTTCTAAAGGCAGCTTTTAACTATGCAATTAAGAATGGAATTATTAAAACCAATCCAACCAATAGCGTAATGCTTGCAAAAAAGAAAAAGTACAATCCTAGCATTTACAATGAGGACCAATTCGCTGCGTTGCTTGAATCCGTAATTAATACAGAAGATGAAATCCCAATATTGCTCGCTGGTGGATGCGGAATGAGAAGGGGTGAGGTTTTTGGATTGAGATGGGAAAATGTTGATTTTAAAAAGAAGTCAATTACTGTTAAGCAAACATCTGTTAGATTTGATAAAGATATTGAAAAAAGCCCCAAGACGGAAAGTAGCTCCAGGACATTTATTGCTGCGGATATAATAATAGATAAACTTGAACGATACAGGGAAAAGGTTGATGGAAAACTTGAAGATAGAGTAATTACAAAATGGAAGCCAAGTTCTTACTCGCAAAGATTTAACAGATTGTTAGACAAGTTCGGAATGGTGCGTATAAGATTACACGACTTAAGGCATTACAATGCTGTGATTATGTTAAAGTACGGCATATCCGATAAAGTATCAGCAGAAAGATTGGGGCATTCCGACGTTAGCACGTTGCGAGGCGTGTATCAACACGTGTTAGAAGAAATGGACCAATCAGCCGCTTCAATGATTAACAACTCGCTTTCAATTAAAAAAGTAGCCATAGAGCGGGAACCCTAATGGCTACAAATTTGGCTACATTGTAAAATATTCATTTTTTGAAATAGCCTTCAAACACAGTGCAGTCGAGGGGACTTGAACCCCTACCCAAGTAATATGGACTAGATCCTTAGTCTAGATTGTTACTTATCCGTAACGGTGCTTAAATGCTAGAAAGTTATTATACACTCATTATTCTATAATATGTATACTATACGTAACTACACTAATAGTATATGGTACAGAGTATAAAACAGTAGTTTTGGCTACACGGAATGGCTACATTTTCAGAATAGCCATTGCATCACGGAAGCCAGCCTTGTAACAAGTTTCTTCTATTACGATTTGAAGTTCGGCTTGTGATGTTTCGTCACTTTCCTCAAGCCTAGCATACTCATAATTGTTGATCAATTCCTTTTCACACCTTTTTGCGATATACTCCCTCATTGCTTGCTTCATACATTCCTCCCGCTTTTCTTTAGTCTTGTTGTTGCATTATATCAGAACATACGTTTGTTTTCAATACCTATGCGTAAAATAAACGTCTTCCAATATCATACAATTTTATACCGTAACGGTATATCTGTCAATGTACTATTGTATGTGCAATTTCATTGTGATATTATCGACATTGAGGTGTTTACAATGGAATATAATGGTATAAAGTTAGGCAATAGGATGTATAACGCGAGGATGGACAAGGGGATGTCGCAAAAGGAAGTCGGGGAGTCACTGGGAATGACTCAACCAGCTTATTCTAGGTACGAATCGGGGCAGCGTGATGCTACATTGAAGATGCTGATCCAGTTATCAGAGATATTCGAAGTGGGTATGTGGTATTTTTTAGAAGATTAATCCTGCGAGTAATTAAATTAAGCATAAATAAAGGCTCCTTATCCGTCATAGGCGATGGAGCTTTTGTTATGTTGAAAAATAAATTTAAAATAATTTGAAATAAGTGTTGACATACAATCGCTAGAGATGTATAATACTAATATAGACAAGGAACACGACAACAAAATATCAAACGGAGGTAGCGAGATGAAAAAAATATACAGTGCTTTACAGAAAAAGTATCAATGCAAAAATTAGCACAATGGTGCAAACACATTACACATCAAAGAAAGCACTTGAAACCGACTTAAGACTTAATGGTTACAAAGTAATAGCAACATTTACAGATATAGAAATCAATCAAATAAAAAATAAAAGCATTTCAGACTTGCCACTTTCATTAAGTGAAAATATCATAAGTTGGGTAAAAGAAAATCTTTAAATTACAA